GGCCCATGTCAGACCGTCGCCAGAGAGCGTTGCCACACTCGTCCAGTTGTCGCACTTGCCACCCACCACAATCACCGCCCCATCATCAGCCGTTGCCGTAATTCCAGAAATCGCACCAATGTCTTGGGCAGAGGCGTTCTCACTGGTGGCACCAATTACGTTGATCGGATCGGTCAGATGCGTGCCTCTCCACGTGTGAGCTTGAGCAATCACGCTTGCGCCCGTCGCAAGTGGCGTTATATTGACCAGTGGATTGGCTTCACCCGCTCCAGCGATCTTCCAATAGGCAAGGAGCCTCGGCCGCGGGGAGCCCGCCGAATGGGTGAAATCGAATATCGCGGTGTAGCCTGAACCCAATGCGACCAAAGCCATCGCAGCGTCTGTGGCGTTCTCACCCCGCAGCGTCGCAGTGACGACAATCAGATCATTCTGCGCCGTGCTTGCGTGAAGGGCGGGCGTCACATCATTGTTGTTCGCCTCGCCTATCGCGCCCGATCCAATGAAAGTAATGGTCACTGATTACTCTCAGGATCAGAGAATTACATTTGCTCGTAAATGATGTGGCCACCCATCACACCGCTGCCGCCGCCAGTGAAACCGGAGACAGACGATTCACTCACGAGCGTCGTAATGCCGGTGATCTTCCACTCGCTTCCGGGCGCGGCCAGCCAGCGCACGATGCCCCCGAACGAGTTGTATGTCATGTTCAGCCTGGCTTCCGTCGTACCGACGCTCCTGGTCGGCGGCGTGGTGGCTCCGACGAAACCCCTGACCGCAGACGTAATGACCTGCGTCAGACCATCCAGCGGGCCATCGCTGTTCGGCGCCGCCAGCGCAGCCAAGGTCACTGCGATGGTTTGGTGGCGAGCGAGCATCATGATGTTGACGTTGCTCGCTGCCGACTGTCCGCCGAGGTAGACCTCACTGATCTCGGCGCGGTTGGCCGCCGCGATGGCAGACAAGCCCATGTACGTGCCATTGGCAAGAGTGGTGGCGTGGTCGGCCGTTGCGGTGGCCGTGAATGTTGGGACGGAAAAGACTCTACGTGACATGGTTCAACTCCTTTAAGGAACGAAGATTTTGGGCTGGTTCAATAGTTCAAGGGAACTGCCCAAAGGTGTTCCCTTCGTTGCGCTTTCAATAATCGCATCACTCAATTGCTCCATCGATACGTGTACGTACCCAGGCATCTGCCGCAGTGCTTCGCATCCATCGCAGATGTAGTTATCGCACTTGGGACAGTACGCGCGCGCACGCCTGCGCTCGGGATTGAGCACGACGATATTCTGACAATGCCAGCACGTCATCGTTGCAGCCTCAAACAACTTGCCTTCGCCTGAAAAACGCGGATCTCGACCAGCCGCCCGAGCTACATCTTCCGGAATTCCGGGAGAGGCCCTGTGGTCAACCATCAAATATCCTTCAAAACGACTCTTGCTTTTCATAAGCACTCCTGTCCCATCAAGGGCACCGCCGCCCCTTGCACCAGTTCCCAACAGCCCACATCGTAGGCTGCGCCATTTGGTCTTTCCGTACCCGCAATGTCGAATTGAGCATTGGTCGGGTCCGTTGTTCCCGTGTCTATTCCGGCCGCGCCAATCTTCAACCGGAAATCTCGTGTCGCATCATTGACGTTCTCGAATTCGCCCGAGTAATTCGTTTGCGTCACGCCTGGCGTCCCGGAAATGTCCGAATAGCAGGTCGTAAAGTTGTACGTCGCACTGCCGGCCTTGATCGCCTTGGTACTATCTCCAACGAACAAATCGCAGTTCTGAACCGTGATCGTGCCACTACCGCCGTCTTGAAAGATGCTGCTTGGCGCAGTTGACACATCATCAGGAACAACGATAGTGACATTGTAAAAACTCGGGGAAGCAGTATCAGTGCCGATGATATGATCTGCGGCAGCTTGGCGCTGCACTATCACCGTGTTTCTGATTGTGGCGTTGTTCAGAGCAGCAACTACGCCTCTGGTAGGTAGTCCACCGGTGGCCCGACCTTCCACAATTAAACCTTCAAAAATCCCAAGACTGCCAATGGATAGACAAGTCCCGCCAGAAGTGTTGGTAGATTCAAGCTGGATTTTTGAAACACGACAATTGTCGTCACTTGCACCATTACCAGCTACAACCGTGAAATTAGCACTATCAGAACTAGAACTTGTGAACCCACACCCATTGGCACTGTTGTAACGAAGCGCACTCGTCTGGACATTCACATTGTCCCTGAATGACGCACCAGGAGCACTCGTCAGGTCCTTATAGGCTGACGCGGAATCAGTGGAGCCAATGATTGTAATAACAGTGATAGGATCAGAAAACTCTTGATTCTGGCAGTGGCCTTGCCAAATCACTCCAACATCCAAAGGCATACTGCTACCTATCACACAGGTCGCTCCGCTCACATCTCCTGTGCAAACATCTCCGACCGCCACATTCCCGGATATAAGACCGTAGGTGATGTAAGTTCCGGTCCCAGGGCCCGTGCTATCGGTATCAAGAAACTTGCCGATGGGATCGGGGCCGCCACTGACGAATGTAAGGCTTTCGCCTTGGATGAATGCGGCCACCAAAAACGTACCGGCCGATGATCTCTCCGCCGACACTAGATTAGCGGGAGCACCATCCTCCCACAACTGCGGAGTGGAAAAATCCCCTGTACTGCCGATGGTCCTGACTACTGTGGCGATCGTCATCGTTAGATTTTCGTCACAGTAATCAAGTCAACCTGCGCCTTGGTTGCGCTTGTGCGCCCCTTCCAAGTTCCATCTTCGAGCGCGCTCATTAGCAATCCCAATTCCCGGCGCTGAACTATCTGCCCGCGCGCATCCACGATCGACTTGACCAGATGCTCCAGTTCACTTTCCGTTGCATCAGGCACGTCGATGAATCTGTACTGCCCGCAAGCGCGCTCCCCGCGGCTGAACACGTGATCATCAGAAGCGATGCACACCACGTCGCCCTCTTGCGTGCGCAGCACGTCAAGACTTGGATCAGTCGTGTTCGGATTCGGCCTGACACGAATGCACAAGCGAGCCATTATTTCTTCTCTGCTGGCGATTTCGCTGCCTTGGCTGGCGTGCCAGGAATCTTATCCACACGCTGCACGCCAATCGCCTTGCCATCCTTCTCGACGATCATCGATGGCCTGCCCAACTCAGTCGCGACCTTCTCCATCGACTCCGCGACCACTTCCGTCTGTCCTTTGATCGCCTCGGCAAACTCCTTCATGCTGCTCGCCAGGTCGCCCTTGCTGGCCAACGTCTCATTTTCCTTCTTCAACTGTGCCAGTTCGGCCTGTGCCTGAACCCCTTCGACCTTGGTAAATTCCTTCATGCTGGCGGCCAGGGCGGTCAGCGCCTTTTGGTCCACGCCTTCGCCGCGCCCGAGCGATGCATGCTCCTTCTTGAGTTCGGCCAGTTGAGTGTTGACGTTCTTCAGCGCTTCGGAGAGCTTGTCCAGTCGCTTGTCGGATTCAGCCCGCACAGTCTCCATTTCGACCTTGGTCGCCTGGTCGATTCGATACCGCTCGATCTCGGTGTCGCGCTTGGCTACCACTTCGGCCCCGCGATTCATCCCCTCCATCTGTACCTTCTGGAGTGCATCGCGAAGTTTGCGGACCTCGTCATCCCTCTGTTTCGTGATCGCGTCGACCTGAGACGCCATCTCCGAACGTAGTTGTTCCACAGCATCAGACTCGCGCCGCATGGCGTCGTCGCCCGCTCCGTCGATCGGCGCCGCACGAAGGCGCTCGGTCTCAAGGCGCACCTGCTCGATTTCTGCATCCAACTTCTCCACCTGTTTTTGTTGCTCTGCAATAGCCACGGCCGCCAAGGCTGCATTGGGATCGGCCTCCTGGCGCTGAGCCATGATTTGCTGCGTCGCCATGGCCGCCATCATGGAGACTTGATGCTCGATCTCCGGCGGCATGATCTGGCGCTGCTCGGCGGATGGGTCGGGGATCATCACGCCCATCGCCTGACTCATCTGGATCAGGTACATCTGGGCGTAGTGCTCGGCGATGTGCGCGGACATGCGCGGCACGAACGTCGGTTCGATCGGTGTGCCCTTGACCATCTCCATTTGCCCCATGTGCACGACAAGGTGGGATTGGTGGTCCTGCTCGACGAATGATTTGATCGGCTTGCCTGTGGTAACCAGCACGCCCTCGGTCACCGGATCCGCCGGCAGAACCTCCTCCGGCTTCATCAGGATTTCATCCATGTTCTGCACCTTGAGCGCCTGGAGCACGCGGCGATGCACTTCGCGCTTGTTGTACAGGTCCGGTGCGCGCTCGGATAGCTCGAGCTGGGCCTGGGCAATCGCCATGCGCTGCCCTTGGCTGTAGATGTTCGGGTCCGAGACCGGGATGACGTCCACCCGCTCGTCGTAATCCGCCCGATTGATGCGCCGCGTCTGCCCGTTGAAAGCGTAGTCCTTGCCCGTTGCCGGCAGGTATTCGGCGTTCAACTCAGCCCGCTGCTTGAATTCCTCGCCGGCCGCGTTGTGCAACCGCTTGTGGATAGCCGAATAGACCTTCGAGCCCTGGTCAATGCGCGCCAGCGTGGTGCCCACCGGCACGTTCGTCACGCCTTCCCCAACCATCTCGTCCGTGGTAGAGGCAAAGCGCCGGGCGGCGTCGACAAGTAGGCCAAGCAGATTGAACAGCGCCACCGACGGCTCCCGGAACGGCGGCGTATAGAAGGCGTTCTTCAACTCCTCGGCCGTCAGATCGATGTCCTGGTAAGTGCCAGGTTTGATCGTCAGTTCAGCCGCCTTGCCGCGGGCCTCCTTGGCCTTGAAACCGCCCTGCATCGATGCGAATGCAGCCGAATCAAGCAGCGCCCGCAGAGCGCCAGTCGCCGCCTCGGCCAGCCCGCCGATGGCGTGCAGGAACCCGAAACCATAGAACCCGAACCCGGGCAACAGCCGGTAATGCGTGAACCAGCACCGCGGCCTGTAGAGCTTGTCGTTCTCCCGGTAGTTGCGCCGGATCGAGAGGACCTTGCGACTATCCTTCTCCACACTGATGATGTAGGGGAGCTTGCGTTTGCTCGACTTCCCTGCATGCTTGTGCTCGTGCCCTTTCAGATCAAGGAATTTGTGGCACTCGTAGATCGTATGGTCGTCGTCGCCGGGCAGGTTCGTTGGCGTCTTGCTGTCCGCCTGCGCTTCGATGCTCTTGGCCGCGTCATCCGCGGCCGATACTGGCTCCGTGAGTTCAATATCGCGGTAAAACCCGGACAGTTGCATGATGCGCAGGTCGTTAGGCTGCATCCGCATGCGATGCGTCGCCCGCGGCGCCGTACGCAGCCCGCGCGCTGTGTACGGCACGATCAAATCCTCGGCTGTCACGTACTTCGATCGCACGATGCCAAGCTGCACGTCGATGTAGCTCTTCTTGAAGATAGAGCCATGAAAAGCCAGGATGAACAGCATCTGGTCGGTGTCCTCGAAGTAGCCTTCGTCCTCGTGGAGCACCTGATAGTTCATGTGCGTCTCGACGCGCTCGCGCTGGGCCTCGACCATCTCATTCGGGACGCCCACCACACCACACTTCACCGGCCCGTTGGTCGGGAATATCTCCTCGATCGCGCGCGCTTGAAACTGCGTCGCCGCTTCCATGATGACCGGATGCACGACAGTCGCAGCGCCGGGGAACGGGCCCTCTTCATCCCCGCCTTTGTCCTTGATTACACCGCACTTTTTGAGCCCTTCCGAGTACCACTGCTCCCATTCCTTGCGGCTTTCGATATCGGCGTCGATTTCCTCAAGAATCGTGTCGGCGATCGACCCAAGGTCCGTCTCCAGCATGTCGACAGCCAAGTTGTCCTCATCGCTTAGGCCGGCCGGCTCCGCATTACCCGGGTCAAAATCGATGTCGATTCCCCCGTCGCCGGTCTGGATGATGGCTACGCCATCGACCATCTCCGTGCCCGGCTCGGGCAGTTCCACATCGATCTCGCGCTCACGTCCGCGCTCAGCCATATAACCGCCGTTTCTTGGGATTGGGCACTTCGTCTTGCTCCTCGTCCTTGAGTTGGAGATGCCAGGTACGGCGCAGGTAAATCAGCGCCGCGGTCACGGTGTCGACCGTGTCATCGTATTCGCCATTCGGGAATTGCGCGCACTGCCGGATTACCGTGTTCGCCCAAGTCCGCCGCATGTGCCAGACGCAGCCCTGCTCGAATACCGCGGCCGCCGCGTGGGCCCGGCCTATCTTGCTGCGATCTGGCGAGTACGCCTTGACCGGGACCCCAGCGCGCCTAAGTTCTTGAAGTAGTGAGTGTCCGGAGGCTTTCTTCTCGATCAAGACCCGGTCCGGCTCGTACAGATCGTATGCGTCCTTCGCCTCGCGCTTCAGCCGCGGGAATTGCACCTTGTCCTGCCAGTGTTCGAGCAAGATGGCGTTCCAGTGATGCGCTGGCGGCTTCTTCAGCAGTTCGACGGGTATCTTCTTCGGATTCTGGTCATTCCAGTTGAAGATTCCCCACGTGGTCCGCGCCGAGTAGTCGCTCTCTTCGCCCTCCTCGAACGCCGTGTCGTAGACCTGGAGGATGAAATCGACTGTCGGCGGCTCCTTGAGCGGCCACTCGCGCCAGTACGCGGCCTTGAGGATGGCGCCCTCCGCGGTCGAAGGCTTCTGCTGGTACAGGGCCCCCCAGTTTCGGCTGCCCTGGATGGTTTTCTCGATCTTGAGCGCGTCGGCCGATATCCAGCCCGGCCACAGGGCTTCGCCAGCCTTGCGCCCGAGTAGGTCCTGGGCCTCCTCTTCCTTGGTCTCGACGAGCGCGGGCATGCAGACGATCATCCACTCTTCGCCCCCGTCGCGAGACTTGATCAGCCCGCTTTCCCCCTTCCAGTTCTCCGGCAGGATCCGGCCCGCGACGTCGTCCTCATGCCATCGGGTCAGGATCAGGATAATCCAGCCGTCTTTCTTCAGCCTGGTGCGCAGTTCTCCGCGGTAGGTCTCCCAAGCATTCTCGCGGATCGTCTCCGAGTCAGCTTCCTTCCGGCCTTTGATCGGGTCATCCATGATGAGCCCGTTCGCCCGCCGGCCGGTAACACCGCCGTCCATGCCGCAGGCGTAATACTCGCCGCCCTGGTTCGTGCCCCAGTCACCGCGGGCCTTCGAGTCATCGGCGAGCCACACATCGTTGAATATGGCCTGATATTCAGCCGAATCAACGATATTGCGCACCCGGCGGCCGAACCGCTTGGCCAGTTCCCCGGTGTGCGAGACTTGGATGATGTTGTGCTTCGGGTGCTTGCCCAAGTACCACGGCGGGAAGCGCACCGAGCAGTAGGTCGATTTCGCGTGCCCGGGCGGCATCAGCACCATCAGCCGCTTGATCTTGCCAGTCTCGACCTGGTGCAAGTAATGGAGCAGGAGTTGCGAGTGATCAGCTGGCGGCTCGTCCGGGAACAGCGTGCGGCAGAAGTTCACCGGCAGGCGCCGCGCCAGCCGGCGCTCGTGTTCGCGGACCAGTTTTACGTACCGTCCATCGGTGCGTAATTGTTCCACGGCGCCCATGCTGCTTACTTACTGGTAACTGGCTGTTTCCCCGTGGCTTTCGCCGCGTCCGACGCATCCATGATGGCCCGGCATGCCTTGATTTCGGCGTCCAGTTCCGCGTCCGACAGGTTCTCAAATTCACCCGGCTTCCCGGTCTCGCGACGTTCCACAAACATGCGGTGCGCCTCTTTCCCGAAAAGCTCCAGAGCCTTGTTCGAGGCCGACAAGTCTGCCCGGTATTCACCACTCTCCTTGCCCTTATGGTCCAGCACCGGCACCGCGGCTTTCCCGCGCATCGCGTTATCCCACAACTCCCGCAGCACGTCTTGGCGGGTAATCGCCAGTGCTTCGACCGCCTTTTGAGTGGCCTTTCCATCAATTCCTTCTTTTTCCAGTAAGATTCCCTCAACGCGCGCCTTGATATCCTCGCGGCCAGCCATGCGCGAAGCATTTGGTTTCGCACCCCCTGCCGAATACCCAGCTTCCACATACGCCGCCATTTGCGACATCCCAGATGCAAGGGCCTGCGCAAGTTTCTCGTGGCGGATATTCTTCAGGATGGGCATGCGCTCACCCACATCCCACAGACCGCCCGAGCCATCCGTATTTGCTTGCCCTTCAGGGCGTTGCGCAATATCTGGATGATTTTCAAATACTCCAACTTTACCCGATGATACAGGCCAACCTCCAACAAATTTCCTGGGGCAGCAGCCATGAACTCATCCAGAGAACGGATCGAAGCCAATCCACGATATGCCACTCTCAAATGGCGCCGGAATGTTGCGGCA